ATGCCTAAAAAATCCAACCTCCTCAATGACTTACAGATACGACGCTGGATTGCCGCAAGCACTCCAGTTAGCAAATCCGATGGCGATGGCCTGACTTTCACGCTGTCTGCCAGTGGCACAGCCGCGTGGGTTCTGAGGTACCGGCTGGCGGGGGGGCGCCGCCGGGAAGTGACCATTGGGAACTACCCGGACATCGGGTTGGCGGGCGCGAGAGAAAAGGCGCGGGCCCTGCGAGCGCAGATTGACGCCGGGATTGACCCTGCTGCAAAAAAGCAAGAAGAGAAAAGCCGGTACGCGAGCGATTGGACCGTGAGCGAGTTGGTGGATCACTATCGCAAGCATGTGCTGACTCCAGGTATCTACTCCCCAACGACTATTCAATACCGCGAATACGACTTGAACCAAGTCTTATTGCCGAGGTTGGGAGCATGGAAAGTTCGATCAGTCACATCAATTGACATTGTGTCCATGCTCACGGGCTGCAAGCGGACCTGGACCATCAGCAAGCGCATCTTGACGACCGCAACAAAGGTGTTCGATACGGCCTGTGGTTTGATGCTGATTCCCACAAATCCCTGCACCGGCATCAAGATGGACGCACTGTTCGGCAGACGGCCCCCCGTCAAATCCAGAACGATGCTCACGACCCAAGACCTACGCACCCTACTGCGAGGTGGCGTGGATTTCATCGGTCGAGAGAATGCCCTGGCACTGCTGATTTTGCTTGCCACTTGCGTGCGCGGCGTTGAACTCGTGAAGGCCCGAAAGGAGCATCTGGATCTTGACGCTGCGACATGGTGGGTGCCCGACGAGAACGTGAAGACTCGATCCGGTTTCCTCGTTCCCCTTGCACCGCCTGTGGTGGATTGGTTTAAGGAGCTTCTGGTGCTGTCTGGCGAGTCAGCCTTCGTGTTGCCAGCCAGGCGAAAAAACCGTGTGGCCCTACATGGGGACACCCATGTAGGCAGAACGACTCTCTGGGCAGCCATCACCCGTGCCTTTGAACGCGGTGAGCTGGATGTCACCCGCTTTACAGTCCACGATACCCGCAGCACGGCGAAAGGGCACCTGCGGAATATGGGGATCTCTCGGGAAATATCAGAAATCGCGCTGAACCACAAGCTCAAGGGCATGGAGGGCGTCTATGACGTGCGCGAGGACATCCCAGAACGCCGCCTCGCCCTGCACCAGTGGGCCAAGTTCCTTATGGAGTGCGCGAACGAGACGCCACCAGGCCCGAAAAAGCTGCCCCGCTTGCGCTTGGTTGCATGATCACGATTCGATCTTCAGTGAGGCCAGCTGCTCGGCCGGCAGAAGCGCCTCCTCCTCCGGCTTCTCCGCGCCTGACCGCAACACGCCCAACGGCGGCAGCTTGATCAGCTCGTCAGCCTGGGCGGCCGTGCCATGCAGCCAGGCATCCCAGTCCTGCTGCTCCAGCATCACCACGCCGCGCTTTTCCTTGCCGGGCCTGTGCATCATCGACAGCACCGGGTGCCCGTCCGCCGGCTGGGTGATCATCGTGTAGTTCGGCACGACCTCGCCAGTCGCCGGATCCACCCACTCCGAATACAGGCCGGCCAAGACCGCAGGCTCCCCATCGGCCCGGCGGAACGACCACCAGACATTGCGGCTGCCCAGGCCCCAGTACGGTTCCACCCAGCTCTCCACTGGAATCAAGCAGCGCTGTCCGGCGCGCCAGGCAGGGGCATAGGTCCATGATTTTGCTACGGTCTCGCGCCGGGCGTTGTTCGTTGACATGGGCTTACCGTCGGCGGTCATGGGCCGGCGAGTCTTGGATGAGCGCGGAATCATCCCCCACTGCCCCACCTCCAGCACGCCGCCTGCAGCAATGTACGGCCCCAGGGCCAGCGGCGTGACGTGCGGCTTCCACCAGCGGTTCGGCGCCTGTCGCCCCAGCGCAAACGCGCGCTCGATCTCGATCTCTTCCGGCGGGGTGTAGCGATTACACATAGGGCCACCTCTTCACGGGCCGCTCGATCTGGGCCTTGGCCGCAGCGTACTGGCGATTGAGCCAGCTTTGCATCAGCTGCAATGCCGGGTCAATGCCAGCGGCGTCCGGACAGCACAGCCATGTCTGCGGCCACTGCCTCAGCTCCCCCTCGTCCCATTCCACGCCCTGCAGCAGCATCGAGCCATCAGTGCGGGCCTTGAGCATCTCGACGCGGATCATGCCGCGCGTGAGCTCATTGCCTGAGCCACCAGGATCGATGATGTGCACTCTGTCGTCGCCACATTCATTTGTCGTAAGCAGCAGGCCGGTCACTCGGTGCACTCTGCGGAGCGTGTGGACCGGCATGTAGACACCGCAAAAGCGGAGGCGCAGCATTGTCACCGGCCAGCCTGCGTCCAGATGCCCCTCGCGCTCCCGCAGGCTGCCAGGAGAGCAGCCGTCGCGCTTGTACCGCCCCGGCAGGTCGGGCAACCCTGTTGATTCGTGGGACATGACATTTTTACTGTATGAATGTACAGTTATTATGCAAACCCGATCTCCAGGAGGTCCAGATGATCACCCCGCAGCCATCCCCGAAATTCGCCCTGTTGCGCATGCCCGAGTGGTTCGGCGTGCCCGAACTGGAGGCCCTCCCAGCGCCGCCGGAGGCCTATCGGATCGTGGAAGCGCAGCCTGGATGGTTTGAGGTTCGCGGGCCCGGCGGCGCGCTTGTTTACAGCGGCCTGGGGCCGGTTCAGATCCTGGCGGCCCACCATGTATGACGATGACGATCCGCTGAACTGCCTGCACCCGACAGTTGTGTGGCCTTCTGGCTGGGCGGCGGTCTGCGGGCAGGAGATCCTTCCACTGGCCCCGGAGTGCTACCGGGTTGTGCACACGGCTCCATGGTGGTCCATCGTCCTGGACCCGGAGGGCAATGTCGTGTACCGCGGCTTCGGGCCTGTCAGCGTGATCCGCTCGCCTGCGCCATTCTGATTCGGGTCACGGGCACAATGCCGGCCATGATCGACCCCACAAATCCGAAACACACTGTCCATCAGCGCGTCGTCGCCGGCTTCATGGGACACTGGAAGGCCCACGGCAGCGACAAGTACCCCCAACGCTTCCGCCTGCCGCCCGAGGAGCTCTACCATCTCGACCACGTCATGCACAAGGGCGAGCACCCGGGAATCATGTGGGGCGTGCCGCTCGAAGCCGACCCCGCGACGAAAGGCGAAATGGTTGCAATCGACGGCACTGTCGTGTCGATAGCGCCGGCTGACCCGGCGCCTGCGGCTTAGGAGCCTGCCGCCAGCTTGTCGCGCAGCCGGAAGCCCAGCAGCGGCCAGATCTTCTGCACTGCGTTCTCGCGCGCGACGCGGCGGCCGATGGCGGCGTCGAAGTTCTCGGGGCTGGCGCACGCGCTTTCGCCTGTCACGGTGAAGCCGTTGCGCAGTTCCAGAACGCAGAAGGTCAGCAGGCCCAGAGCAGGCGGAGGGGTCGTTTCGCCGACCACAACCAGGCCGCGCCGGAGACTCGCTTCACCTGCAACGCCCTCCGCTGCAGTGAAATAGTGCTCGCTGGCGATCTCCCGCTGGATGTCGTCCGGGGTGACGCGCGGCGCGGTCTTGCCCTTGGCCTGGATCTCGGCTTCGATGGACTGTTCGGTCGGAGAGAGGTCGGGCAGAGGGCCTGGGCCGGTGGCTGTTGTGCCGTCGCCGTAGGCCTTGGATTCGATAGCGCCTGGCGCGGCTTCGGCCTTCGCCACCTGGCCCTTCTGGTACGGCATCCATTCGCACACCATGTAGTCATCATCGCTCGGCTCCCATTGACCGGCCAGAAGCGGTACGCTCGGCACCATATGCGTCCGGCCAACGTGGTCACACACGGCCAGATTCACCATGTGGTCGTGGTGAACATAGACGATGCCGGCGTCCATCGGCTGGCCAGACCCCAGTTGCGTCACGGTTGGGTTGCGCTCCAGAAACTGAGCACTCGGGCGGAACCAGACACGGCGGCCGATTGTGGGTTTGATGGGAGAGGTGTTCATGGATTGCCTTCTGCGGTGGTGCCTGCGGCCGGCAGGCTCGGGGTAACGGGGCGGCGGCAGTTGGCCAGGGCCGCGGCCAGCTTGATCTCGTAGGCCTCGCGCCGCTCGATCTCTGCCTGGGCGGCCTGGGTGAACTGGTCCACCGTGGCGCCGGGGCGCAACTGCTCGGTGGGCATGGCCGGGCGCTCTGGCACCGGCTCGTCGCATGCCACGGGTACGGGCACATTCACGCGCTGCAGTTCGACGCGCATCGGCGCGGTCTGGCAGCCGGCCAGGGCCAGCAGGGAAGCCAGCACCGCGAATTGACGAATTGAGCAATTTGTCAATTTCACGGCTTCGCCCTCCCCTGCAGCCAGTTGTCCACCCGGTGCTGGGCGCTCGCGCAGTCATCACTGGGCACGGCCGGCGGCGCAGCCAGGATCTCGTCTGCGCGCTGCTCGTGTGTCCGGGCCTGGGCGGCGGCGCTGGTTCGCGCGGCATCGCCCTCTCTCTTGCGCCGGTCGGCCAGATCGCGCAGGTCATCGACGGCATCGCTGCAGGCGGCGGCCAGGTCGCGGGCGCCGTCCCGCTGCTGGGTCATCTCGCCCACGCTGGCGCGCGCGGCTGTGGCGGCGTCGCGCTGGCCCAGGTAGGCCCTGGCCAGCAGTGCGTTGCCGAGCAGGCTGGCCAGCAGCGCGAGGACAGCGGCTGAAAGCAGCTTCGGTGTGATCCCGGTCACCGCCCGCCCCTCCACCAGTACCACCAAATTGCCCAGAGGATGGGGTTCATGGCCGGGCCTCGCAGTCGTAGCCATTGCGACGCTGGGCCGCGCATGCGGATGCCTCGGCGCGCTCGCGGGCATCGGGCACGCCGCAGCGCTCCAGTACCTGCCCGGCGCTGATGTACCAGGCCGGCGCCATCTCGGCTTCGGCCGCTGCGACTTCGATCACGCGGCAGGCCTGGTGCACGGTGCCCGCAGGGACCACGGTGCAGCCGGCCAGTGCAAAGCCTGCGGCAATCAGGAGAGATTTCATTGGGCCTCCATGCATGCGGCGTGCCGCGCTTGTTGACGGGTCCAGACGCCGCGGCAAACCTTGTTGCCGGGCGTGCTGCAGTCGTAGCGCCAGCGCGTGGGCCGGCCTGCGCCATCCCATCGATAGGCGCTGAAGCCCTGCAAAGGCTGGCTGCTGGTCATGAATCGCCAGGACAGGTAGGCCTGGCAGGCGCCGGCATATTCGCCGGCCCGCATTCTGGCCAGCATCGAGGAGCCGCGCCAGGCCCCGCAGCCGTACTGGCCCGCGAAGTCCACGGCCTGGGCAAACTCGACTTGGTGCACCAGCGTGTCGCCCAGCGAATTACGCACGCAGGCGCCGTACTGCCGCTCCAGCAGGTTGATGGCCAGTTCGCGCGCCCGTTCGCGTGTGATGGGTGGGTCGGCCAGGGTCACGCGTGTGCCGTCCTCGTAGCGCGTGGCGCCATGGCCGATGGTGGGCACATCGCCGCGAACCGGGATGATCGGATCTGCGCTGAAGCCTTCTGCGGCAATCCAGGCCGCGAGAATGGCCGCGCCAATGCCCAGGCCTGCCGCTGGCATGCGGGCCGTGCTCATGGCGCGCCCCAGTCGGTTTCGGGCTCCGGCTTCAGCCCAGCTAAGCGCGCGAGGCGCTGCCGCTGCTGGGCACGCTGATAGTCCTGGCGCCACTTCCAGACCAGATATCCGGCCTGCAGCGCAATGAAGGCGAGGGAAGCGACGACGAGCCAGTCACTCAACGGTAGGCCCCAGACCTTGAACACCCCGGTCGCGGCTGCGCCCGGCGTGGCCTGCATGATGGCGCCGGCAATGTCCTGCCGCTGCTCTGCGCTCAGGTGCTGGTGGATGCCCATCAGCGCGAGCAGGGATACGAGGTATTTCTTCATGGCCCCGATGATTCCGGGGCCGGCCCGCGCTGGCGAACCCTACACGGGGGCCGCAGGCCAGCCGGCAGCGACATCAATCTGCGACAGCGCCAGGGCGTCGTCGGCCGCCGCGTCGATCTGGTCCTCGATGCGCTGGCGCGTGCCCGTCAGCAGCCCATGCACCTGCCGGTACTTGTCGTCCTTCTCGCGGATGCGCTCGGCCAGCACCAGGCGGTCCAGCCCGCGCGCCAACGCTGCGGCATCGATCCAGGGCGTGGCCGCTGCTGGGTCGACCTCGAGCGCCCTCGCCTCCTCCGTCTGCACGGGCCAACTCTCGCGCTCGCTCAGCGGGTATCCGGCTGCGATGACTTGCATGCGCCTGCGGTACTCGGCGGCCAGGGCCAGACGCAGGCCCGCCGCGATCTCGGCTGCCGGCCGAAGCTCGGCAGGTAGCGGCACCCCACCTGCGGCGAGCCACGCGCGGTATTCAAAATAGTCGGGGTTTGCATTTGGGAAATTCCGCGTGTCAACGGTTGGCACCTTCGTGTCGCCGTCACGCACCACGTAGCCTTCTGCGGTAAGTCGATATGTTGTCATGAATATTGCCCCCCCGTTTCACGGACCCCTGCAGAATTTCCGGGAAGGTAGTTTTCCCCACCATTTGTTACCACGCTTGAGCTGAATGCACTGCGATAACGAGTTCCAGTCGCCGAACCTGCAAAAGTTGCCTGCACGAAAATCACACTACAGTTTCGCTCGGCTGTAATAAACGCGTTCGAAAACGCCGGATTATTGGTGATGGTTATCGTGTATCCAACAAAATAAGCCGTGCATACATCGTAGGTAGCGATGTGGGAAGATGCACCGCCGGAAATCTGATAGGCCCCTGCAGCTCTGATTTGGGCACCATTCGCAACCAACATGTGCGGACCAGCACTTTGGCCAAAATTAATGTTTGCCCAAGTTACCAAAATGCCGGAGCCTTGCACAAAGATGCAAGCGCCAGATATGGTTGTCTGTAGTTTCAAATACTCAAAATGATAGCGACCAAAGAATTCATCACCAAAACAGTTTGCAGAATTCGTGCTTATTACAGTATCTGTTGTGTTGTTGTTTACGCCTCTGATGGTTACCTTGCCAGCGCCTGTGATGGTTCGAAGAAGAGTGGGCGCCGTCCATGTGCCAACACCGATATTGATCACGATGTCATAGAAGCCTAAATCAAGCGATGCCGCCGTATCAACGGCCTTCTGAATCGTCGCGAATGCCCCGCCCGCTGTATTGCTCAGGCCGGTGTTGCTGTCGCTGCCATCTGTGCGCACGTAGTATGTGCGCGCGGCGGTGAGCAGCTCGCGCACGCCGGGCAGCGTGTCGCCCGTGGGCAGCTCGCGGATGCTGCCGCTGACGTTGACCAGGGGACGCCGAGAAGCCATGGCGGATCAGGCCAGCACTACGGGCACGCCGCCCTCGAAGTTCACGGCGGTGGTGCTCACGGCCACGCCCAGGCGCTGCACCACGTTGCCCGATGCGCTGGGTGCCGTGGCGCCGCCCGTGCCCGCAGTGGTCTGCAGGAATACAGGCCCAGGGGTCTGGGCGGTGACCTGGGTGTTCGTGCCCTCGAAGTACACCGTAGCGTTGGCGCCGCTGGTGACGGCGGCCAGCACGAAGCCGTGGGCCTCCTTGCCGGACGTTGTGGCGTCGGCCTTGCGGACCTTGGCGCCCGTGCTGTTCCACACGTTGACCCAGTCGCCGGCCGCGAGCGCCTCGCTGGCTGCGATGACGGCGGTGTCGGCGCCAATTCCCACGGGCATCATGCTGTTGTCGATGCGGCCCGAATCGTCCAGGGCCACGATGTCGCCCGCATTGGCCGCGCCGGCCGAGGTCTGGATGCCCAGCACCTCGGTGACCAAGTTGTTGACGAGGCGGAGAAATTTCTTGGCAGCCATGGCGGCCTCCTATGCAAGGGTGATTGGTGGGTTGATGTCGATGAGGACGCGGGTGGAAGACAGCGCCTGGCCGATGACCTGGGAGAAGAGCGCGCCAGCAGGCGGGGCCTGGGCCAGTTGGCCGCCCAGCCCGACCAGCACCGGGCCGGGCGCCCAGGTCCAGCCGCTGTGCTCCAGCACAAAGCCGGTCTGCACTACAGCGTCGTCGCCGGGGCTGTAGGCGTCGGCCACCACGCCGAGGACGGCGCCACGGTGCGCGGGATTGGTCGCGTCGGCGGCGATCAGCTCGCCCAGGGCGTTGCAAGCCACCGCGCTGTGGCCGCTGATGGGCAGCGGGCCGACCTTGACGGTGATGGCGCCGCCGGGCGGCCCTGGCTGACCTTGGCGGCCAGGCGGCCCCTGCTCAGCCACCGCCAGGATCTCGATTTCCTCGACCTGCTCGACCAGCACCGAATCCTGGGCTTCCTCGGCCAGAATCTCGGTCTCTTGGACGATCAGCAAATCAGTCACGGGTGACCTCCGGACTCACGCAGAGCGAGCCTTGGGCCAAGCGCTTCACCTCGCCGCCGGGGTGCATGATTTCCAGATCGAACACCCCGCCGCTCCAGGTGATGGCGGCGGTCGTGTCTGCATCGACCAGCAGGTCCACCGTGCCGGCCGTGCCGCCCAGGGCAATGCGCCCGTTCTCGGTGGTCAGCTCCAGCAGCGCGGCTGTGGATTCGACCTCCTCACGCACCTGCATGCGGGCCGTGCAGCCTGTGATGTCGATGGGCGTTCTGTCAGGATTGAGCCAGCGCAGGCGCTTACGAAACGTCGCGCCCTGGTAGATCTGCAGTTTGAGAGTGGCCGGCTTGGTCATGCCCCGCAGTGTTCCCGGCAGGGCCGCTGGAGGCGAACCCTAGCCGGGGGCAAGGTTCAAGGGTTCAGGATCGAATCCCAGTCCGTCACATCCCGCTCGCTGCCGCTGTAGCTGCCGCTGGCCCGGATCTGGTTGTTCAGCGTCGTCACCATGTTGCCCAGCATGTCCACGATCTCCTGGCCGTTGACCATCTTGAGCTTGGCCACGTCCACTGCCACATCGCTGATCTGCAGGGCGTCGGCCGTGCTCTTGTAGTGCCGCTGGGCTGCTTCCTGGGCCAATTGCGCAAGGCGGGCGTTGAACTGGGCGGGCAGCGCGTAGCTGCGATTGAAGCTGTCGATCACGGCGTCCTGATCGCTGATCCACAGGCCTCGCGCGCGCAGCTTGTCGCGGAAGGCCTGGGCCGTCTGCTGGTGCAGCTGCTTGATGCGGTCCATACGCTGGTCCAGTTCCGCGCGCACCAGGCGCATCTTGGTCTCGCGCTCCTCGCGCAGGCGCGCGGCGTGGGTGGCCGCGATGGCATCGGCTGCTGCTCGGGTGCTTTCGGCGTGCAGCCGCGCGATGGCGTTGTGCGTGGCGCCCGGGGCGAAGCGGTGGCCGCTGGCGGCGGCGGCATCCAGCAGATCCCGCTCCCCTGCCCAGGCGTCCTTGCGCGCCAGCGCGAAAGCGGTGTCGCCGGCCACGCGGTCCACGCTCTCGATGTAGGTCGTGCCCACCGCCGATGTCAGGGCCGACTGGATCCAGGCGTCCGCGTCGTCGCCAGCGTCCAGCAGACCCGGGAACAGGTCGTTGACCACGCTGCTGTAACCGCTGAAGAACGTGCCCACGGCCTGCTCGATGACCTGCGGCAGTTGCCCCACGACCGGGGCCGAGGTCTCGACCGAGGCCGGGCCCAGGGCCGTCAGCACGGCAGTCAGGCTGTTGCTGTGCTTGGCCTTGGCCACCTCGGGCTCGCCTGGGATGCCATCGATGATCTGGGTGATGGCCGGGCCGATCTTGGACTGCATCCGGCCTTCGGCGTCCGTGATCATCTTGCCGATCTTGTCGATGGCGGTGTAGACGATGGCGGCCGACAGGCCCTGCATTGCGATGCCGGTGGTGGCCATGCTTACTCCTCGGCGTTCACGGTGTTGGATTCGGTGGCCTGCGAGTTCACCGACACGCCGGCACTGTTGAGCGCCGATGCAGAGCCGGTGGACAGGCGGCGCAGGCGCTTGACCTGCTGCTCGACGTTCAGGCCGATGACCTCCAGCGCGCGGTCGTTCATGGCCTTGACGGTGCGCTGCGAGGCCGTGCTGCCGTCCTGGTTGGCCAGGACCTGGGCGTCCCAGCGCTGCAGCTCGGCGCTGGCCACCTGCATCTGGGCAGCGAGGGCCTGGTCGTCGCGGCGCACGCGCGTCAGGTACTCGTTGTTGCGGCCGAACACGTCGTACATGATGTTCATGCGCCCGAACACGAAGTCCATTGCCGTGTCCAGCGCGGCATTGCGCAGGAGTGCCAGCTCGGTGACGGCGTCCACCAGCATGCGGCGGCGCTCGGCCTCGCGGTCGGCGGTCATCTGGGCGGCCAGGCGCTCCTGGTACAGGCCGGTCACGCCAGCGGCCACGGCCTGCAGTGCGGCCATGCCCCCGGCGGGCACCGGCAGGCCACGCTGGTTGAGACCGCCCAGCACCTGCACACCCTGCTGCCGGGCCTGGGCCAGCCGGTGTTCTTGGCCCACGTAGCCCAGGCCGTCCTGGCCATGCATGGTGGCGCGCAGCCAGGCCACGGCATTGCGCCAGCCCGGGCCCACGGGCGCCACGATGTCCATCACGCCCTGGAACTCCACGGCCCATTCGTCGACCACCTGATCCAGCTGCCGGGCCAGCGCCTTGTCGTGCTGGGCCACCCAGGAGCCTGCATCCGCCGGATCGAATCCGCTGCTGTACTGCGGCAGCCGGTAGGCGCCATCAGTACGGGCGGGCGTGAAGGATGCCACGGGCGACTCGATGGCCTGGGCTTCGCCGTACTTCTGCAGCGCAATGCCCCAGGCACGGCCCAGCAGCTCGTCAAACAAAATCGCTGATGGCAGCGCGCGTCCATTGGCCATGGTCAGCCCCTCCCGATCCGGCGCTGGCCCGCGACCACGCCGAAAACAATGTTGTCCAGTTCGGCGGCGCCCTCGCCCAACAAGTCGAAGGTGAAGTAGTTGGCAGCCAGGCCCCGACCCGGATCGAAGCGCTGCACACGCTGCGCCGCATCCACGCGCCGCGCGCGGTAGGTGTAGGTCTGCTGGCCGTCGCCGATGCGCACATACAGCTGGCCCGTGGCCGAGACGCCGGCATGGACCGACTCCAGCCGCTTGAGGGCCTGGCTGCCGAAGTCGTGCTTGCCCAGGCACGCACCCCATTCGATGGGCAGGCCGGCATCGGTGGTGCCGCCCAGGCTGTAGACGCCATCGGCACGCACGCCGAACGGCCGGCCGCCCACGGTCATGAAGCTGTCGAAGGCGTAGCCCTCGTAGCGGGTGGAGGCGCTGGATTCGGTATTGACCACCCAGGCATGCCCGGGATCGACCAGCACAGGCTGACCGTCCACGACCCGGAACACCAGCGCCCGATAGCGCTCCACGGCGCCCAGGTGCTCCAGCACGCTGGCCACGATGGCCCCGGAGATCTCCGTCTCGGCCCCGCTGCTGATCTGCTCGTTCACGTCCAGCACCAGACCGGCCGCGCCCAGCGTCAGCGCGCCCGAGGCGCCCACGCGCTCGGCGATGACCAGGGTCACATAGCCGCTGGCCGTCAGCGCCAGATCGGCGCCCAGCAGGTCCTGCGCCCGCACCAGGTGGGTCAGCGCCTCCACATCGGACAGCAGCTGCACGGGCGCCAGGGCCAGCCGGCCTTCGGCATGCCGGTCCTGGGAGGCCACGGTGAAGGCCGGGCCCAGGCGCATCTGGTAGTCGTGGCCCTGGCCACCGATGATGGAGCCGTTGACCACGGGCGGTGGAACGAAGGCCGTGCCGATGGAGTACTGCGGGATCCAGGCACCCTCTCCCACCTCGACCTCGGCCGTGGCCTGCAGGCGCGCCAGCGTGGGGTGCGCCACGGCGTCATTGCGGGCGTCCGATGCCCGGACCTGGGCGCCGGCCAGCCGCAGCGCGCCGCGCGGGATGGGGTCGCCGGCCACGCGCAGGGGCTGCAGCAGCGCCTTGACCTGGGCCAGCGGCCTGTCCGCAGCGAACAGGTCCAGCGGCGCCAGGGCCAGCTGCATCCCCATGGGTTCCAGGGACTGGCCCTCCACCTGCAGCGGCGCCAGGTTCAGCACGGCCGTGCCGTCCTGCTCGACCAGACCGTCCTGCAGCCGGGGCGCGTCCACGACGTCATCACCGGCATACAGCACGGCATCGAGCACATAGGGTCCGGTCATCGCAAATCGGCCCTTGTAGACGCTGACATCGTTCAGGAACCACTCGATGCGCCCGCCTCCGACCTGGGCGCGCACCGTGTCATTGCCTGTCATCGAGCCCACGCGCTGCAGCGTGACGCCGGCATGGCGCACGTTGACCTGGCCATCCCCAAAGAGCAGGCCGTACTCCACATTGGCGAACGATGAACGGCTCACGCGCGGCACCTGGCTGGCCAGGGTGAAGCCCACCACGGCGCCCACGGGCTTGCCAATCACGAAGCTGGCCGTGCCGATCCAGTTGGCCGGCAGCTCGCGCAGGCTGTGCGCTCCGCCGTTCCAGCCAAAGTGCCAGTCGTAGGTGCGGCGCTCCGGGGTGGCGACCTTGGGCGGGCGCGCCGGAATAGCGGGCTGGGCCGGGATCACAATGCGCACGTTCTCGCGGAGCATGATCCAGGCGCTGGTCCAGGTCAGGGGCACGCGCTGGGGAGCGTCATAGTCGGATGTCTGCACGTAGGCCCAGACATCGCTGTAGTGGGCGGCCACCGCGCTCAGGCTCGGGTTTCCCACCCGCTCACGCAGTGCATCCAGCGGCGTGCGCCAGGTCACCAGGCGTTCGCCACCGGGCAATGCCTGCTCCAGCCGCTGCATCTCATGCGGCCCGGCCTCGACCCGCACATCGCGCCATTCGTAGGTGACGCGCTCGGGGATGGCCGGCTGCCCCGGGAACCCCGGGTCCGCAGGCGTGGCCGGCACGAACTCGACCAGCTTCTTGTTCTTGATCAGCGCGTTACCCATTGGCGGGCTCCTTGGCGCGGTGGTCGGCCATCCAGGGCCGGCCGGGGTTCATGGGCAGCAGCTCGCCGTCGTCGTCGCGCAGGCTCAGCAGGGGGAATAGCTCGCCGCGGTTGAAGTCGAAGCGCGAGTCGTCGATGTCGTAGCCGCTGGAGCCGGGCAACAGCTGGCCGTCCACCCAGGCCCAGTACGGCAAGCGCATGCTGAGCGCCGTGGCGCGCCAGCGCTTGCCGCCGTCGCGGCTGGTGTGCAGCTTCACGGCCAAGGGCAGGATGGCGCCGTTCTCGTCGGTCTGGCGCGGGCCGTAGACGGGGATGGCCAGCGTGCGCTGGTCCAGCGCAACGACAAAGCCCAAGCGCTGGGGCCAGGGCTGGGGCAGCATCCGCCGCTCCCATGTGGCGCCGCCGTCGGCCGAGACCATGAGCTGGGCCCGGCCGCCGGGATAGTCGATCACGCCCGGCGATCCCTCTGCATGGATGTACTGGGGATCGAACTGGACCCACAGCAGCGGCTTCCTGTCCACGCGCACGCCGCCGCCGTAGCCCACGGCCCAGTAAGGCGGGTAGTGCCGCAGGCCACCGATCACATCGCCAGCATGCAGGCCCGCGCTGAACCGGCTGCCCGGGATGGTGCTGATGCGCGTGGCGCCGGTGCGGGTGAACGCATAGACCTGCACGCTGGCCGCATCGGGCGCGGGCACCAGGCTGTCCAGCTGCAGTGCGGAGACCAGCAGCAGCGTGTCCTTGTCGCGCGGCACCATGGCGGCGATCACGGGCGCGGCGTTGCCATCCGTGATACCGGTGTGCGGCACATGGACCCAGGACGCGCCGTTGTCGTCGCTCCAGAGATAGGCCCAGCCCGCGCTGGCCGCGCCCTGGCTGCCGCCACCGGGCAGGCGCAGCGTGGTCATGCGCAGGGCCAGCACCAGGGTCTGGGGCGACAGGCGCACCAGGTCCATCTCCACCGGTGCCATGTATTGCCCAGGGCCCACGGCCGCCGGCATGCTGATCTTGGAGGTCTGCACGCCATCGGCCGTGGTGCGTGTGCAGGTGAGGCGGTACAGGCCCGAGGAATCCGGGTGGTAGCTGTCCTCGGCCAGGCCATGCACGGCGACCAGGCTCAAATAGCTCTTTCCATCCTGCTTGGCCATGGCCGGCTCGGCCACGGCATAGGTGCTGCTGGGATCGGCGCGCATGCTCAACAGCACGCGCCCGAACAGCAGGCCTGCATTGGCCGCATAGACCTTGCTCGCGTCGTACAGCTGATCGTCGTCTGCGAAGAAATCGATGGAGCGCGACCCCGGATCAAAGCCCAGTCCGCTGTGCACGCCGAACGAGAGCAGCACCTTGCCGCCGGCCGGCCGGTCCGGGTCCATGCGCACCAGCTCGACGCCCGTGCAGCGGCTGACGCGGCGCACCGGCTGCGCGAAGCCATTCATCCCCGCGAAATACCGCGTGTCGCCAGCCGCAGAGACCTCGCGCACCAGCAGCACGGTGCCGTCGCCCAGGGAGAACAGCCGCCGCTTGCCGTTCTTGGTGGCATGGTCGGCCGTCTCCACGCGGGTCTCCACACGGGTGAAACGCGGCACGCGGGTCTGCAGCTTGGAAGCGGCCAGGTTGCCAAAGGACAGCGGCCCCTGCTGCTCGTCGAGCGCAGACGCCATGAGCTGCACCCGGGGCACAGCGTCGGGTGCCCCCGGGGCGGGCGGCGCCACATCGTCGGGTACGGCCTGTGCATAGCCATCCGTCAGGCGGCGCGCGTCCGGCGGCTCCCACAGCGACACCAGCTGCACGACCTCGCCACCCGTGCGCCGCATGGTGACGAACTCGCCCGAGCGCTGTACCACGCTGCCGTCGCGCCGGTCGGTCATGAAGGTGTTGCCCACATCCAGCATGCCCTTGAGCGCCTGGTGCTCTGGCCCGCCGGCATCGCCCTTGAGGTCCTTGTGGATCAGCATCACACCTCCTCGCGCGCCAGCAGGCAGTCGGTCCAGAACTCGGAGGGGCCGCCTCCGCTGGTGCCGTTCCACCAGAAGGCAGCAAGGCGATCAATGCCGTTGAAGGCGCCATCGGCCTGCACACGGTTCGTCGCTGATAGCGCATAGGGCCGCATCTCTTGCCACTCGAATTCCGTGCCCGCCAGTTCGGCTGCCGTGATCTCGCCCAGCAACACCTCGCCGTCGAGTACCTGGAAGCCACCGCCCAGGCTCACCAGGCGCAGCTCCTGCACCGTCGAAGGCACGTTGACCGGCTTGACCACAGCACCGGCTGCGTCCAGGTCGAACTCATGCACGCCCTCGATTGTGTCCTTGTACAGCAGAGTGACGTCCGCCGTGACACCGACGGGCTCACCAGCCACTGTGACCTGGTACAGGCCCACGTTGATCGTGCGCACCAGCTGGGCCGGAGCGCGGACCTCGAAGTCCGGCGCCGGTGACAGGCCCAGGTCGAGGAAGCCGCGCGACGGGTTGATCGCATCCCCGCTCCAGCCGAACGCCCAGTGCGCTGCATCGATCAGGTCCTGGAAGTCCAGGCCCAGGTAGGGATCATCGGCAGCCACCACGGCCACGAGCACGTCGGCCTGGGGCACCAGGGCCCCGGCCTCGTAGACGAGCGTTCCAGCAGCCATGCCTGCGCCCCGATCAGAACGCCGGCAGCGCGATGGAGAAGAAGTTGACCGCCTGCGGCGCGCCCACCGCCAGATCCACACTGGTGATGTTCAGGTCCGCGCCCGCACGCGCGATGGTGCCCTGCAGACGGGGCTGGGTCGTGGAAGCCGCTCCGGTATCACCGGCTGCGGTAAAGCGGAAGAACCGCGCAGTGCCCGTCTCGATGACAGTGCCAGACCAGGTCTGCGAGGCGAGCTTCTCGATGAAGCCGTCGGCGGCGGCCAGGGCGAGGGTCAGGCCCGCCGAGGTGCCGTCGCTGTAGATCCGGGCCAGCAGCTTGTGCACGGCAGGGTCGAGCGCGGCGTCGGCTGTGGCCGGAATCGAGACCTCCGGGCAGCCGTACAGCTCCAGGAAGCCGCCGTCGAGCGCCGCCTTGAGCGAGCCCGTAGCGAGCATGTGATTGCGAAGGCCGGTAGAGGCTTTGGTCGTCATGGTGGTGGTCCTCGAAAAATCAGGAAGCGGTGGATCAGGAAACGGAGATGAACTGGAAGCCCGCCAGGATCTCCAGATAGAAGGCGGGATCGACGGCGCGCGCCACGGGCAGGCGCACGATGGACAGCAGCGCGCCGGTGTCCGAGCCCTTGCCCGAACTGCTGCTCACGAACACGCCGTTGACGGTCTGCATGCCGGTGAAACTGAACCGCGCCAGGCTCAGCTCGTTGCTCACGCCGCCGGCCGAAACGCTGCCCGGCACCCAGGCCTTGCGCGTAGCCCCGTCGTACTGCGTGACCTCGGTCACCAGCGTGGGCAGCGTGGCCGCCGTCTCGGTGCCGTTGGGCACATAGGAGCCGGACCAGAGCCCGATGAACAGGTTGGCCGGCATGGCCGCGCCCTTGAAGCAGGCATTGGCGATCAGGTCCAGGCCCTCGCCCGGGACGCGGTTGTGCAGGCGCTCCCGGTGCACCAGCGCGTCGTCGGCGCGGCGGCGCAGCACCAGGTCGTAAACAAAGCCGCAGGGGATGGCGTGGTTGGTGTTCATAGCTGGGCCTTTCGAACGAGCCGGGCCTGGGCATAGGAGCCCACGCCGGCCGAAGTGCTGGGGGATTGAGAGAGGGTGGCCACGATGGCGCGCATGCCGTCGGCCTCGCGGTACAGCGTTGCGCCAGCGCCCGAGGCCTCCATGGCGATGTGCTCGGCCTGCAGGTTGGCCAGCGACCCGTCGGGCCGCGCCGAGACGATGCCGCGCGTGCTCATCCAGTGCGCGCCGTCCGCGCCGCCCGTGGCTGCGAGCCGATACCCGGCCTGCTGCTGCAGCGCCCCGTAGGGCAGCACCGCGCGCATGGACTGCGCCGGCAGGCCACCGGCCAGGAAATAGGTCTTGTCCGCCATCACGAACACGCCTGCCTCCACGGCCGCGATGCAGGTGATGGGCGCGGGAAAGATCTCGAAGCCCCGCGACTCGTCGCGCAGGCCCGGGGTGAACGGCTCGCTGTAGATCAGCGCCGAGCCCACGGCCACCAGCAGCCGGCCGCCCTGGTAGGCAATGCTGCTGCCCGCCGGCATCAGGGAAAACTGCACATCGCCCACGACCTGCGGCTGGGCATCGAGCCAGCGCGGCGTCGGGCCAGGCACGGGGTGGTAGGAGCCTACGCGGATGCCGTCGGTGAAGTACACGGCCTCGTTGACCTCGCAGTACACGACTGGCGTGACCCGGCCGTATCCCGCGGCGACCTGGGTGCGCGTGGTGGCGCCCGAGGCATCCACATCGATGCGGAAGATGTCGCCGCTGTCGCAGTACAGGCCATAGGAGCCGTCCAGCGGCGACCAGCCCGAATGACAGTCCAGGCCCTGCTCCGCCAGCGCATACCCGGTCCGCGTCTTGAGCGAGCCCTGGGCCGTCACATCGACGTTGAGCGCGTCACGCAGCAGGTGGCCGGCGCCCTCTGGCAGCCCGAGCTTGAAGTCGGGCGCGCGGTTGTCCATCCCGAGGGGGAACGGGCCGATGGGCTTTGGGGTGGATGGCATGCCCGGGAGTTTCCCGGGCACGCGGCTATTGGTCGAACCCTAGCGGGGGCGCGCCTACCGCGTCTCCGCAGCCATCTCCCGCATCTGCTGTCGCAGCGCCTTTGGCGAGTTGTCCGCGATCCGGTCAATGCGATCCTTGCCCATCTCGCGCACCTTCTTCCACACATCGGGCATCTTGACGACGATAGGCTGCTCGGGATTGCTCTGGTTCCAATCGGCCAGCCGTTCGCGCACCCGGGCCAAGGCACCCTCGTCCTTGCGGAACAGCGCATCCGCCCACTGCGCCTTTATCTCGCTGCTGGTCAGGCTGTAGAAGCTCTTGGCTCGCTGCATGAAGCTGTTGGCTTCCTGGATCTCGGCCACGCTCTTGGGCTGGAATCCGATGGCCTTGGCTACAGCTTCGGCCAGCGTCGTGTCGATCACCTTGTAGCCCTTGGTGTCCTTGTACATGCCGCTGGCGGCCATATCCAGGCCCTTGACCGCATTGCGCACAGCCGTGGGCGAAACCTCCAACGCCGCGCGGCCCGCTGCGGACGGATCCAGATTCATCACCCCACCCACCAGTTCGCGCCCTGCCGCGAAGCCACGGGACACCAGATCGCCCGCCGGCCCCACCACCTCCAGCAGATCCCGCTCGCGGCTCTGCTTGGTCAGCAGCAGGCCTGTGCCGGGCAGCAGGTTGCCCATGCCCAGGCGCCCGGACACGTCGATGGGCGCGCCCGGCAGGCCCGAAAGCCCCTGCTCCATGAACTCGCCCAGCTCCTTGCCCACGATGCCGGCCAGCGCCTCCTTGCGCCACTGCTTGGAACTGAGGTTGTAGCCCATCATCTGGCCCACCCCGTCGATCAGGTCCTCTGCGTCCTCCATGAAGGGCACGCCGCCGGCGCCGCCCATCAGCAGCAGCATGGCCAGGGCCCAGCCCACGGCGCGCTTGCCCTCTGGCCCGCCCTGCTTCCACATGCGCTGCATCAGCTCCAGGTAGCTGACGGAATAGGTCTTGAAGGTGAACAGCGTGCCGCCCACGGCGCCGCGTGCCCACTGGGGCTTGTTGGCCTTGGAATAGACGAACTGGGTCTCCAGCACCGCCTTGCGCGCGAAGGCGCCCGGATCATCCATACCCTGAGCCTTGGCGATTCGGAAGGCCGCGATGAAGGTGGAGCGTCGGTTGAACTGCTCGGCCAGGGCGAACGGTTGGCCCCAGGCCACCTTCGCGCGCTCCCAGGCATTGCCGGCCGCCGCGCGCGCATCCCCGGCCCGCGTACCGTCGCCAGAGCGCAGTCCGCCCGCGCCGCGCGCCTGGGCCATGAGCTGGTGCACTTCCTGCGGCGAGACCACGCCATCGTCTTCGGCAGTTTGCAGGGCATGAGCCAAGTCCGTCTCATAGCGGAAGCCCTTGTCCATCCAGGATCGACGCATATCGTTCAGTGCCCGTGTCATTTGGCCGCTGGCCGCGCGCATGCCTCCGAACTGGCTGAGCCAGGGCAGCGTCACCGCAAAGGGCTGGGTCATATTGACCGCGGCCGAGGCCAGCGAGCCGCCCAGGTACTGCGCGAACAGCATGCCGCGCACGGCCTGGCCTTCTTCCTGGGGATCGCGGATGTAGCTGCGCAAGCCCATGGCCAGGTCCTTCAGCTCGCCCTGCTCCTTCGGGATATCGTTGATCGCGCGATCCATGGTGCCGGCGTTCAGGCCCGCCGCACCCTGGCGCGCATTGCTGTAGATGAAGTTGGCCACCACGCGGCCCACGTCCTGGCTGTAGCCCTCGATGCCCTTGCGCTGGATCAGGCGCTTCAAGGCGCTGTGGTTGTTCTTGGTCAGCTTCAGGTATTCATCGAACACCTTGCGCGTGGCCGCGTCGGCCTCTTTGCCCACCACCATGTCCTTGAAAATTTCCAGCGTCTCGGGCGTGATGCCCGCGAACAGCTTGAAGGACTGCTGGCTCATGGTGCCCTGGGTGATCTTGGCGCCCGGGAAGGCCTGGGCCATTTGGATCATGGCCAGGTTGGAATCTTTCTTGGACTCGTACATGCCGAAGTACTGGCGATTGCCGTCCCGATCCACCACGTCCAGCGTGTACCGGCCGAAGCGCGACAGCGGCGCATATCCGCCGTCCTGCAGATCCTTGGCTGTGGCCGCCCGGTCCACCACCATGTTGTTCAGCTGCAGCAGCCGTTCGGCCAGGTCCGGCTTGGCCTTGGCATCCTCCTGCAGCGTGGTGGTCAGCAGCTCCAGGGCATCGGACAGCTTGGGCGCGTCCAGCACCATGTCACGCATCCCGGCGTACTCGTCGCCCAACGCGCGCAGCATGTCCGCGCGGGCCGTCATGTCGATGGAGCGGTCAATGGCCGCGCGGGCTTCGCGGTACAGGGCAATCTGATTGGGCGTGGCGCCGAACATCTTCTGCAGCTCGGCATCCGTCCATACCGCGCCGGCCTTGAGCATCTTGCTCTCGAAGCGCGAATTCACCAGCGCTTCGTACTGGGCCAGCGGCAGCCCGCGCCACGCGCGCAGCATGCGGTCATCCAGCCGGCCAGCGCGCAGCAGCAGCTGGGCCTTGTCGTCGGCGGGCAGGTTGCCGTACTTCTTGGCCAGCTCGTCCACCAGCACGGCCTTGCCGTCCACGTCCCGGCCCCAGAGCAGCGTGCCCTCAAAAAGCGGCTTGGCCACGGCCTTGTTGTCGGCCGCCGAGACAGGGGTTTTACGATTCTTGCCCACCAGGTCGCCGATGGTGTCCACGCGCGGCAGCAGGCGCGGCGCCCGGTCGGCCGCATCGTTGGCAAGCATGGACACGTCATCGATGTTGCGCTGGGCGGTCTCGTAGACCGGCTTGAAGGCTGGCGCACGCTCGGCCAGGTGGCGCATGGTGCCGATGGTCTTGTCCCAGACGGAGACCTTGCCCGGGTGGGACATCGTCTTCTGGAGCTGGTCCAGAGCGCTGTCCTTGATCTCGGCCAACCGGGAGCGGCTGAACATGAGGTCTTCACCACCATCTCGGCCGGCGGCCTCCCGCGTGTTGATCTGCAGGAGTCCCCGCAGTACACTGGCAACGTCTCCTGAAGTGACCTTGCCGGATCGCTCCTCGGGTGCTTCGGCACCGGCCCCGGAATCCCTGGCCTTCAGGAGATTTTCTTTTGTGATGACGCTGTGCAGGTACATCCTGCGGCTGTTCACGTCCTGGCGCACCAGCACTGTGACGATGTCATCTACCCCCTTGATCTGCACAGGAGCGCTCACGAAGTAGCTCTGCACGTCATTGGCGCGGCCCTCAGCAACCACAACGCCCTGCTCCAGAATCCGAGGTACTGCGGCAAATGCAGCAGCTTTGAACGGGTTCATGCCATGAGCCATGCTGTCACGCACCGCGCGTTCGTCCAGCACCACGGCGCCCAGCTCAGGATTGACGGCCTGGCCGCCGGCATCCTTGAACACCTTGGTTGCCCAGGCACGCAGCAGCGGATAGCCCTGGGGCGCCTCATCGCCGCGCAGCACGGCCACGGGCTCGCCCTGCAGCACGCGAGCCTTGTCCACCACCGACATCTCGGCAGCGCCACGGCTGAACACCGGCTCGATGCGGTCGGTCGCGGCGCGCTGCCCGCGCTCCACAAACTCGCGCGCCGGCAGGATGTAGCCCTGAATGATGTCGGCATCCGACAGCTTGAGATTCTTGAACCCGGGCACGTTGGCCCGCAGCCAGTTGCGAATCGCCGCCACGGCACGGCGCACGAAATGCAGCTGCGGCGTCTTCTCGGCCATCTCTGCCAGCACTTCCTCGGCCGCATGGCGCCGGCTCAGGTCAGTGACGCCGCGCAGGCCGTATTCCTTGATCTTGGCCGCCACCTCTGCCTGGCGCATGGTGGCCACCTGGTTGAGGATCTTGTTCAGCTCCGGCCCGAACATGCCGCGCAGGCCGTGGTGGCCCAGCACCTCGTGATGCAGCACGCGCGCCGCGTCGGCGGGCGTGTTCAGCTTGCTGGCCAGCAGGTAGGCCTTGCCGCGCCAGTAGAAGCCCTCGGGCGCGCCACTGGCGCCGCCGCTCCGCTGGCGCAAATCCGCGCGCCGCGCAGCATCGGGCACGGCCGGGTCGTTCATGTCGAAGGCCACCACGACTTCCGGCCCGTTGCTCCAACCCTTGCGGATGGCATCCACCGTCTCGCGCACCTGGCCCACGGCCTGGGCGCGCGCAGCATCGGAAAACGCCGTCGGCTCGGGCCGCATGATGCGCAGCAGGTTGGCCATCTGGTCATCGGTCAGGCCTTCACCCTCGGCTTCGCCGCGCCGGAAAGGCAGATCCTCGGTGCGTTCCACCGGCCCGGCCTTCAATTCGCGTGCGCTGGGCTGCGTGGCATGGGTGCGCTCGCGCACGCCCGGCACATCCTGCCAGCCCGAGCCCTGCTTCTCCACCTGGCGCACCGTCACGCTCCAGACGCCATCGGCATTGGCGGGCGTGTACGAGACCACGCGGACATGGCTATCCCCGTAGCCCTTCACGATGTTGCCAGGGGTGAAGTAGTCTGCGCGCGCAGCCTCTTCCGCCGCGGCCTTCTTGGCCAGGACGCCGCGCGGCTTCTTCGTGGGTGCAGGCGCTGCGCCAGGCAGCGTGCCGGCCGGCTTCTTCGTCTTGCCCGCGTCACGAACCCAGGCCTTGAACTCGTCCTGCGTCATCTGGGTGATGGCGCCCAAGCCCGTCCAGCCCTTCTCATAGTTGCCCAGGTAGGTCTGGCGCGCATCGGCCTCATCGGCCGCGCCCAGCACCACCTTGTGCTCATCGAACGAGCCATCTCGGTTCACCTGGTCCACGACGAACACCGGCAGGTCCGGATCGCTCGCACGGTCGGTCATGAACACGTCCACATGGTCCTTGTCCGCGCCCACGGAACCCTTGAAGTAGCCGTAGTGGTTCTTCAGGGGCGGCCATTCTGGACGACGGCGGCTGCCGGCCGGGTTCTCGATGCTGATCTCCAGGCCATTCAGGCGGACGTGGCCCTTCTTGTAGTTGCCCGCCTCCTTCTGGGCATCGGTCGGCTCGGGCAGGTCGTTGGCCCGGCTGGTGGCGGCCTCCCGCGCAGCTGCTTCCACGGCTGCAGGTGCTGCAGGTGCTGCAGGTGCTGCAGGTGCTGCAGGTGCTGCAGGTGCTGCAGGTGCTGCAGGTGCTGCAGGTGCTGCAGGTGCTGCAGAAGCATCAGGCATGGCGGCGGCCAGCTTCTCGCGCACCTTGGGCGCCAGGTCAGCCCAGGCCTTTTCATGTGCACCAGCACGTACCGTGACGGGGAGCCGCTTCGCCGCTTTGACAAGGGACTGGCGCTCGGCCGGCGGCATGCTGGTCCAGCGCTCGCTGGCGGCCAGCAGCTGGGCGCGCCGCGCGTCGTTCCCTTCCTTGGCGATGGCCACGGCCTGCTGCTGGCCCGCCGTAGGCGCTGATGCTGCAGCAGGCTCTACAACGGCAGTCTGTTCGCTGGCGCCACTTCGGCCAGGTACAGCAGGTTGCACGCCGGCAACAGGCTGTCCGGCACGGCCACCTCGCGGCCCAGCAGGCTGCGCATCTGCCGCGCGTCCTGCCGGCTGACCGCCCCCAGCCTCCGGAGCAGCCGCAGGGCCTGCTGGGCGTTCATCTGCCAGCCGTACTGCAGGTGCGGTTGAATCATTGGTTGCTCCTTGCGCTTGGATGGCGTCAGCAAGCCGGAGCTGCAGCTCCGCATTCAGGTTCTCCCAGCGCGCGCCGTGGAGACTTCCTTTGATGGCAGCGTTTACACCGCCCACACGCTTGGCCAGGGCCTTGCGTTCTGCGGTGGGCATGCTGGCCCAGGCCGCGCGCCCGGCGTCGATGCGCTGGGCAGGAGTTTGGACCGGCGCTTGAGCCTGCGGGCCTGGCGCCGCACCTGCTTGCGCGCCATCGTGCTGAGACGAGGTGGTGCCATTGGTCAGCTCCTGCGCAGGGCCAGGACCTGCAACCGGCGCTCCCTGCGCTCCTGCTGCCTGCGAAGATTCCGCGCGCGGCGGCTGGGCTTGATCGGCTTGTGTGCCATCGATGCTTCCTTGCTGGGGGGTGGATGTGGTGGCGGGCGTTGGCGCGGCGCCGCGGCCCTGTTTCTCGCGCTCGGCACGGCGACGTTGCAGCTCTAGGGCCAACGGCGTGCGCACCTCTTTGGCCTGCGCAGAACGGAATGCGTTCGACAGGTCTTCATCGGTCCACGTTGCAAGGGCCCCGCCAGCGATCTCGCCCGTGGCTGGGTCTGCAGTGACCTGGCGTTCGGAAGCCTTCTTCTTGGCTGGCGCGCGTGCAGCTTCCTCAGTGGCCTGGGCCATGGCACTGGCCTGCTGGACCTGAGCCGCCGCGCCGGAGTCCACGGCAATGGCAGCAGCTGCAGACAGGGAGCCGGCAGCAGGGTCCAGGCCCATGGCCTCGGACGGGCGCAGTTCGCCGACGGCAGCGTCTATGCGCGCGGCATCAAGTTGCGGCGCAGGCGTGATGCCCTGCTCGCGCAGCCGTGCTTCATCGATGACCGGCTCTTGCTGGACAGCCAGCTGCCGCATGAATTCATCGCGCACTTTCGACAGGCCAGAAGGCGTTTCGCCAGCGGGTTGGCTCTCGCTGTCCTGCTGGAACAGATCCGGGCTGAACGCCTGGTGCAGCGAATCCGCTGCGGCTTTTCGCTCTTCTGGGGACAGGGATTCATCCTGAGCGCGTGCCAGTGCATCTCGGTACTGCTGCTGGTTTTCCGGCCGCACCATCTGGTCGATGGCCGGCCCGTAGGTTGCAACATCGGGCAGGCCCACGGGCTCTGCGCCGGCATCCGGGGGCTGGGCGGCAGCATCGCCCGGCTGACCAGCAGGCACCCGTGGCTCTCGCATCGCCCGATACCCCGCCGCGCCGCCGCCCATGGCCGCGCCCGACAGCGTGCCCAGCACCACCGCCGTATCCACATCCTGGGACCAGTCCTTTCCCAGGGCCAGGTTCTGGAAGATCTGTTCGGCAACCGACTGCGGCAACTCCTCGAGGAAGCCTTCGGAGATGGCGCCTTCGATCACCTGCCGGGGAATGCTCTTGACCGCGCGCTGCTGCAGCAGAGGATTGGCGGCCGCCGTGGCCGCGTCATCGGCAAACTGCTTGGCAATGCCCTTGTTGCCCTGGGCCAGCATGGTCTCGGCATCACCAATGCCCAGGCGCTGCGCCACGCGCCCACCGGCATATCCGAAGCCCGCAGTGGCCGCTCCCGTGGCTGCCGCCGCCGCAGCCTGGCCCGGCGAGAGCAGCCCGTCATCTGTTTCCTGGCGGATCTGCTCGGCTGCAGAGCCCGCGCCCACGACACCCTCACCCAGCGCGCCAGCAGCAGCCGCGCCGCGCGCTCCCATCGCAGCCACCTTGGGAATGGCCGCGATACCCCGCGCGACCGCCCCGCCCGCACCCATGGCGCCAAGCGACGTTCCAACGGCTTTGGCAATAACGCTTGGGTTTTGAATCGCCGCTACCGTTTTGTCGACAATCCCATCAGCCTGCTGGACCTTGCGCTCAGCTTCTTGGGTTGCGTCCGAATACCAGCCGCTTGTTACCTCCCGGGCATCCTTGAACCTGAGCCCTACGGCGCCGTCCTTGTTCTCGAGGAATTTCCCCACCCGCCCACCCGTGGGAATGTCGGCAAGTCCAACGAGCGCTTCTGGCACGCCTATGGCCGTGTCCACCAGTCCTGCGCCAATATCCCGCGCCCACCCTTTCAAGCCGCGCGCCGTGGTGGGCGCGTCTTTCATGATGTCGTCGATCTCGGATGTGGGTTTGGCGGAGTGCCCGGCCAGCGCGGCACTAGGGGGCGCGTCTGTCTTGTGCGCCGGCGCGCCCTTGAGGATGTCATCGATTTCACTCATCCCGCCACTCTTCCGGAGCAGGGGGTGGGCGTCGAACCCTAGGCGGGGCGCTCAAAAAAGCCCGCTGGTGCGGGCTTGCTAAAACGTCATCGGCAATCCATTTGCCCACCGGACTGTGTGCACCGGGCCCCGCCAGGTCCGGCCATGTACCCATTCCCTATGCTGTGATAGGAGCCGCCTTGGTTGTCGTAGCAGTAGCCGCCGTTGCAGTGTGTGATCCGATTGGCAGGTGGAGGTGAAAAATCCTCGTCGCTGAACTGGGGTTTGCGTGCCTTGGGGGCCTTACGACCGAGATTGCTCTGAACGCCAGCATTGCGGTTTGCCAGGCGCTCTGCGTAACCGCCGCCAGCACTCGGCACTGGTGCAGTAGCTTGCCTCTGAAGCGCCTGCTGCTGCACTTCCCAGGCCTGTTGCTGCTCAGCCATTCGGCGCTCCTGCTTACGCAGCTCCGCATCGTAGGCCTGCTGGCGCTCCTGCATCTTCTCCTCGTAGGTCCGTTCGCGCAGCATCATGCCGCCAGTGCTGCGCGCCTCACAGGGGCGATCAGAATAGGTGAACTGCCCGCCTGGGCCTTTGCACTTGAACACCTGAGCATGAGCGGTGGGCCAAATGCCCAGCACAGATACAGCAAGACAGCAGGCAAGGTGACGCATTGGAACTCCTCCTGGCCGCACTGTATCAGCGGCGGAAGCACAGGCCGCCGCATTGGCGCTGCTGCATCGGCAGCCCAGAAGCTGCCTTTCCTTGGGTGGGGCGGGTCGAACCCTAGCCGGGGGTCAACTCAGACGCATGTAAGGCTACACAGGAATGATCCCAATGCAGCGGCCCCATACTGGTGCACCGGATCACTCAATGGCCGTGCACTGGAGGAGCGATGGAAGGCAGAGACGGGGAGCGGGACGAAGACGATGAAAACAGCCCTGCCATGACTGTGGGCCTGGCTGCCGTTGCCATCGTGCTGCTGGCTGTGGCGGTGGGCGTTCTGACGCTGTTTATGCGGGGGTAAACAGGAATGAAAAGCCCTAGCGCGCGGAGCTGGAGGGGGGCTGATGCGCGCGGCTACTTGCGGCCCAGCTCGGCCAACGTGTCCTGCAGCGTCTTGATCAGCCGCTCCACATCCTCGGGAGGCATGTCGATCCAGGTCGTGGACACAGGCAGGCCTGCCGATGTCTTGGCCGTGTGCTTGAGGCCGATGAGCGTCTTTCCGTCCACAACGCTCGTGCGCACGCTGGTGAACTGAAGGAGGGGCGTGGGAGTCATGGTGCGATGGTGGCATGGAAAGCCCACTCATGGCTGACTGTCGTTCAAATCTCGAAAGGCTTCCGGTCTTGGCCTTCGATCCACCGAGGAGCTCGGCCACGGCCCGTCCAAGTCTCACCTGTCTTGGGATTCCGGTAGCGCACGTTTGCAGGCTTGTCGGGAACAAACAAGTCGTCGGGCTTGAGATCGTGATCCTTCACCAGTTTCCTGGCGTCATCAATCGCATCAAGTTTCCTGGCGCCATAGTACTCAGCGATCTTTGCATCCAATGCTGCTCGCTCACGCATAAGGGCTTTGTACTTCGAGGACATGTCTTTAGTGCTCCGGCCAAAAATCTGCAACGTTCCGCACCGTGGTAGCTGAGGGAGGTTGGCTACTCCTCAGAGGCACGTGCGCCATGCCGATGACCGGCAAACAGCGTGCCTTCCATGAGGTCTGGCCCACAAAGAACAAAGCCCGCGATTGCGGGCCTTTGGTCAGACTTCAAAAGCTGTTCGGTCCACAGCGTCCTTGATCCAGTTCGGCGGCTTGCCCCGGCCGGTCCAGGTCGCGCCCGTGGCTGGGTCGCGGTACTTGGCCACGCCTGCACCGACGGGCGACTTGCGTTTGCCCGAGCTGAACACGTCGTCTGCCGTGAGGTTGTAGTCGGCCACCAAGGCGCGGACCTTGGCGATCACGTCGGCCTTTTCGACCTTCAGGACTTCAGCAATGCGTGCTTCGATCTCTGCTTTTTGTTGGAGGAGCGTCTTGTAATCAGGTGTCATGGCTTTTTCATCGGTTGTATGCTAGCGATTTGCATTCTAGTCACATAAAGCGGGCATATGACAGCCCGCGAATGCAAGCAGCCACACTTTCTGAACCCGCCAAGAAAAATCCCTCTCGGGCTACGATGGGTGCTCCTACACAACCATCCCGAGAGGGCGAAACCGATGGAGTCGCACACCTTTGTTGAGTCCGATGCGCTGCTGAAGGGATCCTACGACACCTCGACACACGTGATGCGTCTATGGTTCAAGAGCAACCCGGATCGGGCTTACGACTACCCGAAGGTGCCGACGCATATCTGGAACGAGTTGAAAGCGGCCCAGTCGGCAGGCCGGTACTTTCGCCAGAACATTCAGGACCAGTACGGAGAGCCGCGCGCTCCAGCAAATCCATGGCGACGTCGATAGCGGCCCGCGCCCTGGCGAAATCTACAGTCCAGCTGGTGTCTGGCGACAGGGGTAAGTCAGGCCGATCGGTGGCCACGCAGCCGCCGTGGAAGTCGAACTCACGCCGCGCGAGCAGCAGCACGTCGCGCACATAGGCCAGGTCGGCGTCGGCTGGCCGCGCGCCCGCTTCAGCCCGCCGCGCCGCGGCCCTCGCACGACGCACCGCGCCCAGGGCCACGCAGACCAAGACAAGCACCAGGAGTAGTGCACCGGAGAGGATGAGAATGGAGAGATGTGCCATGCCCCAGTGTCAGCACCGGGGCGGCTGGGAGCGAACCCTACGCAGAGCGCTCGTGGATGTTAAAGCGGCGCCGGCAGCTTGTAGCGGTCCGTGCTGCTCGAGAGGTATGACTGGTCGGAGCCGTCCACACGCAGGGTCTGACCGGCGAGTTTGAACACCCTCCCACCTTCAGCCTCGTAGCCGCCGCCTTCGGAGTAGGTGCCGTGCGTGACCTCTCGGAAAACCTGGACGGTGACTGCTGCTCCGTCGGACTCGCGAGTTGCGTGGATGGTGCCAATGGGTCGAAGGCTTTTGCGCGTCATGGCGTGCATGAGAGTTGAGGAAGGCCCAGTCTACGATGACTCCATCGCGTGCAAGGGTGAGACGCCCATGTGCAGTCTGAGGCCACCAGCACCCATGGGCTCGATTCCGCGTGGCGCTGTTGCGGCGAACCACATCTCCGTGAACGTGCTCGTCGCGCCCGCGCCCGCGCCCGCGCCCGCGCCCGCGCCGATCATGCTGCTGGCCGTACTGCCGCTGCTGGCGAGGGGTAGCCCAGAAAAGAAAAATCCCGCGTAGTGCGGGATTCCCTGGGCCGGCCGCGCTGGCCGGCTGCTCAGTCATCTGAGTCGTCATCCTTGTTTTTCTGCCGAGCTCTGAAGGCTTGGTAGCCCATCCCTGCGGCGAAGCCGAAGGCCAACTTCGCGAGATCCATAACGATCTCTGTCTTGCCGATGTGCAAGGCATACGCCACGAAGAAGAGGGTCATCAACACTATCAGCAGCAAAAACCTTTGGTGGCTTTTGATGCGTTTGGTGACCTCCTCGCGATCATGCTTGCGATCACGCTCTTGAGCCTCAATGCTCTGTCGAGCGACGCTCTGCTTGAGGGAGGTCTCTGCGTTGTCACGCTTGACCTCCTCAAGTCGGATGGCCAGCTCCTGCTTCTGAACCGCCAAGAGATCCTTGACGGTATCTTCGGTCAAAGTAGGGAGCTTGCTGCCGTTACCGTTGCCGTTGTTGCCTCCACTAGTAGCCATGACATGGCGTCAAATCTGACGCTCGATGTCGCTCACGCCCGCGCCGGTACCGGACAAAGAACGCGCCAAAGCCAGGCTTGCCGGGTGTGGGTGGGACAAACTCTGCACGCTCGATGGCGCCAGGGCTCCTCTCTGTGAGCGCGAGGTACTCTTCTGGCGAGAGCATCTCGTTGCGAACTGGCAGCACATCAACAACAAAGGGAGTACGTTTCATCAGTCTCTCCTGCTGGATGTAAGAAGAACGAAGGTACCTATCATCTTCAGTCATCGACCGCAAGGGCCGTCTCATGTATAGCTAATTGATACACATCGTTTAGCGGATAGTAGACAAATTGATCTGTGGATAGTGTGGATAAATAGGCAATAAAAGCTGTTCATATCCACAGACCGATGGACGCCATGACGGCCCCACGGGAGAGCCTCAGGATGGAAAAGTCCACGAAATCCACTATACGGAAGCTCGTGGCTTCAACCTGTAGGCCCATGCAGACCTCGGGCGTGGGCTTGCCCTGTACGGCCCGCGAGCATAGTGCATGCTCGCTGCACATTTCCGAATAGGGGAATTGCGATTCGGTCGATATCCGAAACGCTCGTCGGCGTTTATTGCGCGGCCTGGAATTCCAGCGACCCTGCTACATTCCGCGCATGCGCAGCCTGCAAATCCTGACCATCTTCCTGCTGCTCGCTGGCAACGCCAGCGCGGCCGACTACGCCACCTGCCTCCTGGACAAGCTCCCTGGTGTGAAGAACGCGCCGGCCCATGCAGCCGCGCTGCCCGTGCACCCATCCGCCTGAGGACGGCTGAAGTTTCAGCCGTCCTCGGATGCCAACCAACCACATGTCGAGCAGCTGAGCGGCGCTGGCAAGCGATGCCCAGGTTTTGGGTATCACTTGGGGTGCCGGAAAAATTTCTGACACCCCACGCTCAGTGGAACAGCGGAAGCGAAGGCTGGATCTCTGCCTCCAGCCGCTGGTGCTCCGACTCGAAGTGCGGGATGTCGCGCTTGCGGTCGAGCATGAGCCGGGAACCGAAGGACGCCCGGACCTTGGATTCGACCTCCTGCGCGATGAGAGCCTGCATCTGCTGCCACAGGCCCTTGGCTTGCTGGCTCAGGGCCGTTCGCATGCGGTAGAACTCCTCGACCAGCCGAACCTTGCACTCGATCACGATGGGGCTGTTGCGCAGCATGGAGATCAGCAGGGTTGCCTGCTGCTCGTTCAGCAGCGCGATTTCGGTGGCCTTGGCGAAGCCGCCCTGGGGAAGTGCGACACCCTTTCGGATTTCAAATCTGAGTGGGCCGAAGATCTCCAGACTGGCCCTGTGCTTGCGCACGAGCTTGATGACGCTGGCATGCGGAAGAACGACACCGGCAGCCAGTGCATCTGAGGCCGCCAGCGGCTCCTTGTCGAGCAGGGCAACGATGGGGGTAGGCATTGCTTTCGAGTTCATGGCTCAGCCCTCCACGCCCAGCAGGTTCTTGATGTCTGCCACGCGCCAGCGCAGTTGGCCGCCGTCGCGCACGGGCTGGATGGGGCCATTGCGGCTACCGCAAGACCAGGCGTGCAAGGTCGCGGGGGAACGACGGAGGTGGAATGCCGCTTCGCGGGTGGGGATGGTTTCGCGGGTTTCGTGCGACAAGGCGGGGATGGCCCAAGACATGGCGTGCTCCTTGAACGGGTTGGACAAGGTCTCCCATTCTTTTCATGTCAAGCCTTTTGCCAAACCCTAGACGGGGGACGCCTGCTACAGTCCCGCCAACAGGAGGAGCTATGGGAGCTGTGAAGAGGTTGTTGATCGCCACCGCGCTGGCCGCGCTTGGTTCGCCCGCCCTGGCAGCGGATTACGCGACGTGCCTGCTGGACAACCTGCCCGGGGTGAAGAACGGGCCCGCACACGCTGCGGCGCTGAACCTGTGTGCCCATCAACCTAGGGGCGGGGCTCACTGAAATCCAAGCTTTCGCAACTCCTCACGGCGCTGCTCAAGAGACAGGGACGTGTTGTTTTTGATGGCCAACACCTGCGCACTATCCTTTGCTGGCACGGCCCGCGCTCCACCACCCTCCACCTGCTGCACCTCGCCCGTAACGCTGTTGTGCCGAATGATGCTGCCCTGGCTCGTGGATCCGTCTGCATTCTTGACTGCCGGGGTGACCGTGACTTTCCAGGGCGAGGGATCGGCATCGCCCCGAATCGCGCGCATGGCCTGTTGAGCCTGCTGCTTCTGCTGTGGCGTGGCGTTGGGGTCAAGGAGCGTGTTGCGCAGCGTCTCTTCCTGGGCGGCGGCCCGTGTCTTGAACCCGCGTGCGACCTGCTCGCCCTGCAGGCGCTGCTGCTCGATGCCCACGCGCATGCCCGTGCGCCCGGTTTCTCCTGCCTGCTGCATAGCCTCGCGCTGGAGCCCGCCGGCTTGCTGCATGTCTTCGCGCATGAGGCCTGCGTTCTGGCGCATGGTCTCGGCTTCCAGGCCTGGCTGGGCCTGGCGCAGAACCGCGTCGGTGCCCAGCATGGCACGGTACCGTTGCATGTCCGGGCTATTCTCAGCCCCACGGCCGCCAAAGCGCCGGGTGTTGGTGATGGAGCTGGCCGACACCTCGGCATTGCGCAGGTCGTTGCGAGATTGCCAGTCGTTGCCAGAGTGGGCGATGGTGGGCGTGCGAAAGCCCGGAAAGCCCAGGCGCGGCTGCTCGACCTCGGTGCGCTGGCTAGGCGTGAAGCCGCGCGCTGTCGATTGTGCGGCCAGGTTCTCGCCGGCCGCGTCGTTGCGTCGCGACGGCAAGCCGCGCGGCTCGTTGCCCAGCGCCGCGCCCTGTGCGCTGTCGGAGAAGCTGTTGCCCTGGCGAAAGATCCCGGGCTGGACTTCCTGTGGCGCCGCCGAGCTGGGCGGGCCCATGGTGCTGCCGGCGGATGGCGTGGCCTGCGGCGAGGTGGCCGTGGCTGCTGGAGCTGTGGATGGCGTGGGATTCACACCTGTGGAGGCCGCAGCAGGCGTCGAAGCCGCGGCACCACCGCCAGCGATCCCGGCACCACCGGCCAGCGCGCGCGGGGCATTGAGGCCAGAGTTGAGCGCGCCGCTGATGGCCCCGCCAGTTCGCGCGATGGCACGGGCGCTCCCACCCAGCGCACCGGGCACAGCATTGGCCAGGTTCGACACATTGCGGCCCAGTTCTGTGTTCATGGGATTGGACTGGGAGCCGTCTGGAGCCGGAGCCTTGGGGTAGCCGTCGGTCGGGATCTGGTCCTCTGGCGCACCACCATTGGCGAAGAACACCTTGGGCTTGAAGCCGCGCGGCACGAATGCCTGTTCGGGTGCTGGAGTGTGGGTGGCATCGACGGCGGCCTGCAGCGCGCCAGCGCCGCCCATGGCGTGCACGGTATCGGGAGGCAGGACAAACTCGCCAGGCTTCACCATGGCGGGGATGGAGTCGGGCGCCTGGTTCTGGGCCTGGGCCAATGCAGCCCGCTGACCGGGCGCAAAGCCACGGGGCCCTGTGTATTCAGGCGGTTGCTCCGTGCCGGAGGCTTTCCTGGGAGTGAATCCGCGCATTGCGAACCTTTCAGCACCTGCTATGGCAGATGAATGACGTTGGTGTGTGGCTGGTCATGGCGCGTGGCCCGACGCAGGTCCGAGTCCGGCCGCATGCCGAAGTAGCCTTCAAAGACCGAGTACGACTGCTGCGACTTGCCTGGGTCGAAGCCATCCGCATCAGGTTGCCCAAACGCGCGGTACAGGGCCCAATGCACGAGATAGGCATGGTGGGCCTCATGGATCTCGGGTTTGTCGTGGCAATGGGTCAGCTGTTTGAGGGGCAGCCGATAGGCCTCAAGCCGAAGCATCCCGACCTCGCGCGGCGTGGGCACCAGGCGAAGCCGCGTCTCGCTCTGGATGGCGAAGCGAGGCTCATCGCTGCAGCGGTCGCGCCAGTGCGGATCCTTGCGATCCAGATACTCCCGAGACACCACCGACAGCTCGCGGCCTTCGCTGGCCGATGCGCCGACAAACCGCAGATGGGCGATCTCGTAGACCTTGGGGTGCAACTGGTAGCTGGCAATGTCGGCCGCGACGGCGATCTCGCAGACAGCCGGCGTGGAATCGTCCAGCAGCAGGCGGCCGCGCACTGCCGCTTCCGACTGGGCTTCATTGAACCAGCCCACGACCTGGGTCTCGCCCCAAAGATATGGCTCCTCCACATCCTTGGCGTCGCATCGAAACAGGGCGATCAGGTCCTGAAGAGTCATGGCGCGCTGCCGTACTGGTCGACCATGCCACGAACCCGCTCGCGCATCTTGTCCAGACCCAGGTTGCCCGGCAGATCCAGCTTGTAGGTCTGCTTGGTCCAGTCGCGCAGCGCCTGCTTGTCCATCTTCTCAATCTGCTGCAGCACGTTGAAGCGGGCCTCTTCCTGCACGCGCCGCTCGTCCTCGGACTTCTTCGCGGCCTCCAACAGCGCAGCGGTGTCGTCGGGCTGCTGAGTCGGCACCGGCGTTGCAGCCAGTCCAACGCCCTCCCCTTCAGGCGCCGCCTCCTGAAAAATATCCGAATGGCGCAGGAACCGGGCCGCCAGCGCAATGGGGACCACACGCGTCTGGCCAGGGTCGAAAGTCAGGCGCGAACGGTAAATGCGGTCGAGGAATGGCGTATCCGTTCCCGTATAGGTGACGGCCTGGGTCTGTGCAACGGTCATGTTGATGTCCTTGGGTGCTCGATGGAAAGCAGCAGGGCCGCAGCCCTGCCCTTTCAGATCACGGGTGCTTACTGGTTGCCCAGACGCTCGCCGTGGACGATCACATCCAGGCGCGAGACCTTGGCGTTGGCCGCGCCGGCGGTCGTAAGCACCAGATAGGCTTCCTTGGGGAGCTTCACGGGCGCCTTGGAGCTGGTGGTGCGCAGGCGCGCGGCCGCGTTCAGCACCAGGCCAGCGCCGAAGTACTCTGGGTCCTGGGGCACGGTGGCGTGGTCCACGCCGTCGATGTAAGTGAAGCCCAGCGAGCCCGTGACGGCCGCAGTCATGGCCGTGGACACGATGACCTGGGCATCTTCGAGCAGCATGCCGGCGGGCAGCTTCTCCAGCACGACCACATCGCCAGCAGCGATGGCAGCATTGGAATCCGCGCCAATGGCCGCGCCTGCAGCATTGGTCTGCAGCGTGGCGCGCAAGGTGGTGAGGTTGCCGTAGGGAGTGAAGCCGCCGAACTGCAGCATGCCCAGGCCGGCCTTCTTGATGGTTGCCATGATGGCCTCCTTGAGGTTGGGGAAGTGACGAGGGGCTGGCCGCAGCCAGCCCCGGGGCATCAGCCGCGAGGCTTGATGATGGGCACGGCGGTATCGAGCACCGTCACACCGTGATCCGTGAACTGTTTTTCATCACCGTGGTTGACCGCGAAGCGGATCTTGGACATGCCCAGGACAGCGCCGATCAGCAGTTCCAGCTTGTCGCCGTGGTCCATTTCCTTCTCCGACCAGAAGAAGGGCACGCCGCTGTGGTCCGAGCGGCCGAAGGCCTGGCCCAGCGCCTGGCCACCCAGCAGGATGGCTCGGTCCACCGCGAACTTGTCGGTGAACGATGCAGGCACCACCACCGACGATTCCTGCTCACTGGTGTAGCTTGCGCAGTAGCGCAGCTCGTCGCCAGCGTAGAAGCGGATGGCCTTGGGCATCTTGATGATCAGGATGCCATTCCACAGACCTGCTTCGCCCAGGAACAGTGGATGGTCCTTGGCCAGCCGCGCGCGTGCCATGGCGTTGCCCTGGAACGCGCGGAAGTTCGGGTCCGTGGCGAAGCCGCTGTACTGGGCCGGAGATGCCAGCAGCACGCGGATGGGGCTGTCCGTGGCGGCCAAGTCCTCATCGAACTCGACGGGCGGGGGCGGCAGCGGGATCTGGTCCATCCACGAGCGTACGGCATCCACCACGTCCATGCTCAGCGTGTCCGAGCTGGCGATCACCAACTCGCCCGCGTTGGCCTTGACTTCGCCCACGGCGCCCGCGCCGGCCACGAGGTGGCGATTGCGTGTCGGGGCCTTCACCCGGTTCACCATGATCTCGGAGAACTTGGGGTGCGATGCCAGCGGCACGCGCCATTCGATCAGGTGGTCGTTGAAGCCGCGCGCGCCGGCCAGGTGGACCAACGTCGAATGCTCGATGTAGTCATCCATCAGGCGCTGGGCCTTGGGGCGGCCGAACTTGCGCAGGTCGTATGGCGTGCGGATGCGCGACATCTGATCGCCCATGTCGACTGGAAAGCGCGCCTGGTTCACACGGAACCGCGCGTTCTCGTAGCTCGTGCCCACGCCCTTGCCCTCGGCAAACTCGCTGCCCATGATGGGGTAGCTGCCGATGGGCTGGTCAAGCTGGAACTCGACCTCGTCGCCCTTGCCTTTACCCAGATCCTCGGCACGCACGATGGGCATCGTGGGCTTGGTCTGGCGCTTGGTGCCGGCCACGGCATCCGCCTCAGTCGGCATCTTGCCAGTCAGGCGGTTCAGCGTTGTGCGTCGCTGCATGCAGGTGTGGAACACGCCCACGGCCTGCTGAATCATGGTCCCTGGGTGACCATAGGGGGTGATGGTCTTGGTGGTGGACACGATGGACCTCCTTTACATCTGTTTGTTAAGCCAGGCGGTGATCTGCTCGGGCGTCTTGCCCTCCATTGCGTAATGCAGATCCACGCCACTCAGTTCGGCCATCCGCTCATCCGGCGACAGACCATCCACGCGCCCGCCAGGAATGCTGGAGAGACTCGAGGGAGGGCCGGCCCGCACGGCTTCAGTGGCGGCCTTTGCTGCGGCTTTAGGGTCCGCAGCGGGTTGAGACGAGGGTTTCTCGGTCGCCGCCTTGTAGGCGTCGAACACCTCCACGATTTCGGCGGACGTACCGCCGGTCTTCGGGTCGAACAGGCCCCAATAGGCGTTGCGGACCACGCTGGGTTGCGAGTCCACCCACGCCTTGAACTCAGCGCTCTCGACGATGGAGTCCGCGTTGGGGTGCGCCGTGTAGATGGCGTCCAAATGGGCATCGGAGGAGGACTTGGACTGCTGCTCGCGCAGCGGCTGCAATTCCTTCTTCAGTTCCTGCTGCAGTTCCGCGCGCAGCTCATTGCGGAGCTGTTCACGGGACTGCTGGTGGAGCTTGAGCAGCCCATCCCGCAGGCCGGCTTCGGAGAAGTCGCCGAAAAGGTCTGCGTCCGCGCCCGCCTCGATGGCCGCTTGCACTTCGGCGGCCATGGTGTCGGTCTTGGTCGGGGCCTGTCCGGCGTCTGCCCGCGCCTGGGCTTCGGCCTGCAGGGCGGCCAGCTGCTGCTGGGCGTTGTCAGCGGTGGCCTGGGCCTCATCACGCTGCTTGCGGATCTTCAGCACCTCGTCAAAGGAGATGGTGTGTTTGCCGTCCCGCGCCAGGACCACGGTGTTGTCCGCGGTCTGTTCGGCTTCAGAAACGACCTTTGCGCCATCAGTGCCGCCCGCAGCAGGTGCAGCCTGCTGTTCGCTTGTGGTGCCAGCTTCGGTGGCGCCTTTGTCATCCGGTGCAGCGGTGGTCGCGGGCGCGCCACCAGTTTCCGGCTTGTCGCCGGTATCGCCCGATTCCGCCAGTGCCAATGCCTGGGCGGCCTGCTCCGGCGTCAGTGCGCCGTCGATAGTGCTGTAGAAACTCTCGTTTGATGTCGTCATGCCTGTCCCGCCACATATCGCCGTGGCCGCAAAGGGCCAGCAATCCGGTGCGGCACCTGGGCGCCGCGCCATCTGCTCTTGAATCCGCAGCACCGAAGCGCCGCGGCCTTCGCCACGGCGGCATGCGCCATGGCTTGCAGGCAGTGTCAAAAAGCGCGCGAGGAAAGACCAACCCTAGACAGAGCGGCAAGAAAAAGCCGCCCGAAGGCGGCTGGAATAGAACTGCTGGCGGTCAGGCGCCAGGCGGCAAGTTGTCGCCATCGGTGGGCGTCTCGATCCCCTGCATGCCGCGCGCCGGCTCCTGCGGGATGGGCGGGAATGCAGGGCTGGTGCTCTCGCGCACCTGGTCGGTGTCGTCGGCCGCGCCCGGCCCGCCCGGCCGCGGCGCGGGGCCGCCGGCCGCCACACCCGGCACCGGAAAGTCCGGATCGTCGCCCCCTGGGTTCGGCTTCTGGTAGCCGGCTCCGGTCATGATCGCATCAGCGATGGGCGCGATGGCCGGATTCATCGCGACCTGGGCGCCGCCCTGCATCGCCGAGAAGGCGGCCTGCACGCCCACCTGCACGGCGTCGGCCATCACCTTCTTGATCTGGGCATCCGTCAGACGCTCCTTCATCTCCAGCTCGCGCGCCTTGAGGTCGTGCCCGGCCTTGGCCAGGGCTGCCTGCACCTCCTGCTGAATGCGCTGCTCAACCTGCTCGGGAGATTCCTGAGCGGCAGCAGCCTTCAACGCATCCACCAGCTGCCGCTTGAACGGCACATCCATCAGGCTGGCCATCATCGGCATGGTGACGGCTTGGAACTGGGGCGGCATGGACTTGACCACCTCGCTCATTGTGCTCAGCTGCTGCGCCCGGAATGTGCTGCTGCTGGGCACGTCCTCCAGGCCCACCAGAAGGCGGGTGCGCTGCAGGTCGTTGGACAGATAGGGGATGCCTGTTACCGGATCTTCCTCGGGCTTGTTGATGGTCACAGCCCGGTCTGCCGTGATGGCATCGCCCTCGATGATGATCGTCTGCTCATCCTGGCCCAGGTCCTGAACGATCATGCTCATCAGCAGCTCGCCCACCATGGTGCGGCTGGTCTTGAAGTTGCCGATCATGTACGCCAGCGACTGATTGGCCTGCTCTACCTGGGTCTGCTCCTGCACGCCACTGGTGGCAGTGCCGCGCCGCCCCGAGAAAGCCCCGGCAGCCGCCGGGTTCACGCGCTCGATCGCGCGCCGGGCGTTCTCCAGCTGCTCAAGCTGCTGCGCCGTGGCCTGAAAGTCCCGTTCGACCTTGAATCGCGCGCCGTTCTGCTGCATGTGCGCGGCGTTCAGCACGATGTCGGCATCCGGGCGGCCAATGGTGCGCCGGAACTGGTCATCAGTCATGTCCACTGCGCCCTTGGTGCGCTCGGTCCGGAACGCGCCCATGCCCCAGCGAAGCCGCGAGTTCCCGTTGTTCAACGTGTCCTGCATGTCCAGCAGGTTGCGGATGTAGCCATAGGGCACGTTGGTGCTGTCTTCCCTGAATCCCCAGAAAGGCACGTATGGGAAGTGGCGGTGGGCATAGGG